ATTAAGGGGAGAGAGTAGATAACTTTGCGCTGGCGTTTTCTGCCGTGAGCCCACCTACCGGTCTATTTATCTACTAGACGGGCAGTTTGCTCTTTTATAGACAAGAATTATTGAACTTCGATAATAATCGTCTATTCCGGAAGGCTTTTAGCTTGTCAACTGACCCCAAGACACCCAAACAAAAATTACCCAATAAAAGTACAGAACCGTTAGATTTATCTGATATACCTGGAAAAACCTGGTTTGACTATGCCAGTTGCAAAGGAAAAACAGAACTAATGTTTCCCAAGCAGCATAAGGACATTACTTATATTGCACAGGCGAGAGCTATCTGCAAATCGTGCCCAGTGAGGGCAGAGTGTTTAGAGTACGCACTAGAGTTTCCAGCGGCGGATATGCACGGAGTTTGGGCAGGACTAACAAGCAGACAGTTAGCAGCCGAACAGCGAAGACGCAAGATAAAACCAATACGACCAACACTCGCACAGATGTGGGGAGACTAATGACTGAAGCAATCATCACAATAATCGGGATAGTAGTCGTCCTGTACATACTGGAAAAGACACTCAAGGACTACTAAAAGAGAGAGGGCCCAGCCGGTGGTCCGTTAGCGATTCAGACCTTTTTGTGTGGTTTGAGCATCCACCGGCTAGGCGAGAGAAACTCTATCGCCGGCCAGGGACGCAGACAACCTCGCCGGCAGGGAATTAGGCAGGAAACTTTCAGCCACACCAAGCCTGAAAAAGGGCCAAAAAGTTTGCCGCCGCGCTCTTTTTGAAAAAAATTTTTAGTTTTGTGATTACAAAATACAAATTACTGTTTGTCAATAGTTGCGAGCACAACTAGTTTGATGCCGGCGATAGGGCCGGCGAGTCTACTCACATAATGCGGATGTTGCAAGTCTCACAAAATTGCATGTCGTTTATGTCGATTACCTTTTTGTCGCAGCTTCTTCTGCCGCAAGGCTCCAGGATGGTCTCGCCTTTGATGTATGCGAGCACGACTTCTTCTACTGTGGGGATTGAGAACTGTGCGGAGCCGGCGCTGGGGATACCAGCGTCCCTGCGGATGAAGTCCCAAACGCCGTACAGAACAACATCGTTCACTGAAAGCCCCTTCTTGCGGGCATAATCAATGATTTCGTTCTTTTGTTTGCCTTTTAGACGGATGTTGAGGGTGACATACCTGTCTGTGTACCGGGTTTTCTCCGGTTTACGACCCATCGCGCTCGACCAGAGCCTGTAAGTAGGCGGTCAGGGTCAGGTCTACAGCGGATGCTTGAGCCATTAGCTGTTCTTTGAACTCTTTTGAGACCCTAAGAGTGAGGGTGACTACTGGTTTGGTGGGGATTGTTGCAGGTCGGCCTGGATTTCGCTTCATATGAGCGAATTTACTGCAATACGAAAGTCCTCATTGCAAATACGATGTAAAAAATTGCGGCAAATCTAACGACCCAATGAAGACGGGAGAATGAAATTACCCAAATTATTATACTGGAACAAATAAAGGCCAATATTTGTAAGATGTTCATTGTGTCCTCATTATTGTTGGGTCATTTTTGTGGGTAATTATTCTGGGATTTTGTACATATCCGACTCGAGCTCTTTTACTGCTGACTCGTACACCTGACAAAACACTTCTCGGTCCCCATTGGTGTGCATACCGTATGCGGACTCACCCAAAAGCTTAACAGTTTTAGATAAGGCCGGCGATACCTCCATTGATGGGGGCATACCAGAGTTGACCTCTCTGGATAGGGTCAACCATTTACCCCAAGCAACATAGGGTGCATCGAATTGGGTAATTCCAATACGGGTATTAATTGCGGAGCGGCGTATTTCGCCAGGCTTTGGCATAAAGGGACCTGAGACGGCGAAGACCATAAGGGCCTTCTTCGCCTCTGAGTACTCAACATCTCCGAGAAGCTCATACCAGGCGCGCCATACGGCTGCCTGCTTTGAGTCTTCCTCTGGGAACTCGACCCTAAAGGATGCATATGCGAGCTCTACAAGGTCGACGATTTCCTCTTTAGTCATTAAGCCACTTGTCCTTTGCGCTCTTCTTGTTGTTCTCGTCATATATGTCAAGGAATCTCTCGACATGCTCTGAGTCTCTGAAGATGAGGGTGATGTCGTTATAGGCGACTTTGTTCTTGTTCTGGCCCATATGCCATCCTGAGGCAGCACAGCCGTCTATGGCCTGCTTACACTGCTCAACGTTATATAGCGCTATTCCCCAGGCAATGTCTCTGTGGCGGTTCTTATCCAGCATGGCGCGCTTCTTGCCCATCTTGTCTTTCCAGTACTCAAAGACTTCCACCACCAGTGCGGTATGAATCTTTCTTCCCAGCTCGCCCTTGTTCTTGTTATGGGCATTGGGGCCGCGACCCTTTTTCTCAGTACTCATCACGTCAATCTACCATTCTCTTTCTTTATCAACAAATAATTTCTCGCCGGCGAAAACTAGATTTTGAATAGTCCTATCCTTAAACCCGAAGATGATGCTCTTGCCGCGGTGAGTCTCGTATTCGTGGATGGAACTCATTGCCGTTTGCTGGGGGAAGGATGCTTTGGAGGGGGGTGTGGGGGGAACCTTTAGGAATAATCCTGGTTACGCGCACGCCTAATACCACCCCCTCAGGTGGTACGTAAAAAATAAGGTGGGTTAGTTGCTGGCCTGCAACCTATGAATTCATACTTTCGCTCTATCGAGCTCTAGGGGATTGAATGTATCAGGGTCTTCCACCACCGTCAACCCGTAACGCGAGAAATCTTTGGAATTGCCAGGATTTTTATTTTCCACGACGAATTTATCCAAAGTTGCAATGCCACGCAATTTCAACATGGTAATTTAGCGGGGCTCCCTTCGAGGTCCCCTTTCCCTTGGAGTGGAGCAACTTCGCCCCCGGGTTGAGCTTCAGGGTGGGTTGGTAGGTGGCCGCCCAGAACTCCCCGGGGGCACCTTCGCGTTTACGGGAGAATTACTAGACTTCCCAGTCAGGCCAGAAGTTGCGGCCGAACTTCGGCGGAATGTTCTTCTTCTGGTCCTTGCCCATTTTCTTCGAGATATTGTTCAGAGTCGAAGACGTCTCGTCGTTGAGCTTTTTAAAGTTCTTAGTCTCTGGCCTTGGCGGCCACTGGGAATCGTGTTCTTTTTTTAGTTTTTCTTCATGCAGCAGCAGCTGCAGTTCTGCATCAATAGTTTGTGCAATTGTGTCGACATCAACGTCGAGCATTTCTTTGATAAATCGGCGATATCTTGCTCGAGCACGAATGCGTCGTATACGTCGAACTTCGGCAGCTATGAACATCCCGACGATTAATCCAAAAATAAAGCTTTTCACTTAGGGCCCTCCAGGCTGGGATTCAAAGAATCTAAATAACTATCGCGCTGGCCATCAGCAATATCGTCAAAAATTTGCAAAAATTCTGATTCATTATCCAGAATCTGGTCACTAACCATATTGCAGTAGTCTTCAAACGTTTGCATTAGTGCTCCTCTGATAGAAGGAATTCGTGAGTTTTCTTAGCTGTCTCGTAGAGCTCGGCAGCAAGGTTCCATCTATTGAAGAATTCTATCTTGTCAGCAATGCTCATATCTGATTCGTCTATTTGTTTGCGAGAAAAGATTAGCTGCAGCCGCATGGTCTCGATGAGTTCTTCTCTTTTGGCAGCATCGAAGGAATCAGGATTTTCCCTTTTTGCTTTTTCCAGTAATTCTTCTGGAATGTTTAGCTCTGATACGACCTTCTGGATGAGGTCGCTGATTTTCTTTGGTTCGTGCTCTGTCATAACAGCCCCTGGTTTAGTAATTCGTGTTTAAATTTATCTGAAGTTCTCGCCGGCGATGCAGCGGTTTGCTCAGAACAGTCGATTCTTTTTCTTCTTCTTTTTGACAATCGCGTAACCAGCTCTATTGAGCTCTTCGATTACGTGCTGCGGGATTCCATCCCAGATTGGGATTCCTTTGTGCACTAGTGCACGCGCGATAGCTGCGCGCTTTGGTCCTAATTGATTAATATCTTGCACTTCCAC